AAACTGGGTGGCTGCTACTCTGCCATCCAGGGTGGCGAATCGCGGCTCAAATCGCTGTAATTCCCGTACTTCTCGTGCAGGTAGTCCAGGTCCTCGCGCGGGTCCGATGACCGGCGAGCCTTGCTGGTCATCTCCCAGAACAGCAGAGCGGCAGCAGCGTGCTGCGCGGCTTCGTAGCGGGCACGTTGCAGGAGTCCGTCCTTGACAGATGCCTGCTCAAACGCACTGATGCTTGGTGCTCCAAGTTTCTTGACGGCTTGCAGGGTCAAGGCCTCGTTTCTGTCGACTAGGGCACGTTGGTGGGCTACGAGTTTGTTCGCGTCATCGAGTTGTTTCTTGAATTGCTGCTCGATTGTTTTCTGGAATGCCTTTGTGACTGCGAACAGATACTCTCGCACTTGGTAGCCCTTCTCGTTGTCGAGTCTCGCGGCTATGTGCTGTGCCGTGTTCAGCAACAAGTAATAGTCCTTCCGCGCTCGACCACCAGCTTTCATCAAGTCTGGCCAGTTTTCCTTCTTGCTCGGATCTGTCATGACCATGACGTAGTGGACGCCTTCAATCAAGTTCATTGACTTGATGGTGCTGGTTATCCACGTCGAGTAATCTCGACCGATGCCCAGGGCCGCGTGCAAGTCCCTTGTGTTCACGGTATCGCCCGGTTCCGCGTCTGTGGCAAACAGCTTTGACACTATGGGCAGCACGGGTATCAGTGCCTCGAATATTGGGTTTACTGACACTGTCACCGACTCGGACCCGTGGCGCAGGGTCACTGTTGGCAGCTTGGACTCATTGTGTTGCTTGACGTAGGCGTCAAGCAGGTCTGTATTGATCATTGTTGGGCTCTCCGAAATTTTGGGCAGCCTGCTGATGTGCGGTCGAAGAGGGAGCAAGGCCCAACGCACAGCAACAAACTGCCCGAAATTGCTTGCTAGACAGGCTTCGACACCTTGGCAGTATTCTAGCAAGCAGGGGGGGGGGAGTCAAGCCCGTATGAAGCCTTCATGCCTGAAGAACGAGCGCTTGCTAACTGTCCCGTCAGGCAGGGTGCTTTCAAAGACTGTACGCTTCGTGAAAGCGTACACAGGTTGAATCTGCCACAACCTCAGTGTTGCTTCCAAGTGGGGCATCAGGTACGGTGCGCCGCCGATCATGGCGCGTACCACGTAGCCATCCTTGTAGTTGACGTTATAGGCTGCCAGTTCTGCTATCTCCTGTGCCGTTTTGTGAAGCATGAGCTGGGTCGGCATCTCGTCGAACGTCAAAAGGGCGTGCAGGGTCGCCTGCTGGTCTTCTGGCAGGTCCACGACTCCGGCGAAGACCTGCTCGGGCGTTGCCTTGTGTTGCGTCAAGTTCAAGATCATGGTTAGTCCTTTCAGGGTTTATTGTTGAGGGCGTAGAGTGCGGCGTCAGTGGCAGAGTCACTGACGTAGCGGACGGAATAGTCATCGCGCTCGAAGCGCACGGCGTAGTCTGATTGTCCTCTGCTGTCGGTGCTGCCAAGGTAGACGAAAGATTTGTGGCCAAGGATTCTGGCGGCTGCGACGACTGCTTCCGACTCTTTGCGGGTCATGGTGGGTCCTTTCAAGTAGGCAGTATTGCCTGCCCTGCCACCCTCGTTGGAAGGGGCAGGGCGCGGTTACTGCTGGGGGTCGAACAGGTGCCTTGTCTGCACCACGTAGGACAGGCCCGGATGTCTTTGGGCAAGGCGTGCTAACTCGGCCTCGTTGTTGAACGGGTACTCGGCCACGTCGACGTAATTGTCCTCGTCTTCGGTCTCTCCTTTGACGAGGGCGACGAACAGGACGCGGTCCTGCAGCCAGTGCATTTTCTTGTGCTTCATTTTGGTCCTTTCAAGGTGTGATTTTGCATGTCATGTGGATATTGCTGTGCATGACATTCGGGAATGGCCGAGTAAAGTGCAGGACATTGGCATGGTGCCTAAAAAATAGGCAGGTTCGTCGTTTTGTCCCCCGGAAACCCCCCGAAATGGTGGTCAATCCCCCAAAAACGGGGGATTGGGGATTTGTTCACCTATTTTTCGGGCTTGTCAAGAGGGGGTTTGGCCGATGGTGCAGTGCAGCACCCCAAATTTGGGGGATTGGGCCACGGTTTGGGGGACTACTTTTGGCAAAAATCGCTTAATTGTTGGGCCATACTGCCGATTGCCATGTGGCAAAAGGGAATAAATGGCTTTTACAAGCACGGGTCGGGCAGGTCTGTCAAGTGCTGGTTGCAGTTATGCCAACGGTGTGCAATCCGCGTTTTTTCCTTTAAAAACAACGGAAAAGTGCCATTTTTTAATAATGACAACGGACTCAAGGGGTGGCTCAACTGGACACTTTTTTCAAGTGCTGCAAGTCTTATATAAGAGTAAAAAAATAGTAAAAAAATCGTTACTCTTATATAAGACTTGAGAGGGTCTTGATATTTCCCTTAAATAACAAAGAAAGACCTGCAATAGTTGCCTATTGGAAAATTTTAATCAATGACAGTGGCAAGCAAATTTTTTGAAAACAATGCTTGACAAGCCTCTGGATTTATGGTTGAAAACGGCACATTTTTTGAACGTGATTTTGAAAAATTTTATGTTTTTTTCATCTTTTATGACATAGGCATAGTCATTTTATGCACAATGACTAGAATGTAGTCGCCGCCCAAAAAGGGGCCTAAAACAGGTCCAAAGTGGGGAAAAACGCTGCCGATTGTCATAAAAAAAGGTCGTTTCCCAAAAAGTGCCCTAAATTAGGCCCAAAGTGGGAAACGACCTTCCGAGGCGTCATAAATGACATTCGCAATGTCAACGACCCTCAGCGAAGGCTGTTGACGTTGCGGCCAGTGGGGAAACTGGCCTTGGTTTTAGAGGACCCAGATGATAGTGTGGGCCTTGAGAGCGTACCGAAGGGCACGCAAGGTGATTGTGCTAACTTGCATAGATCTCTTGCTCCTCTATGATGGTGCTGGCCAAACTGTGTCCGAATTCGATTACCGTTTCCAGATCCCTGAGTTTGCTGTTGACTTTCCAGATCCCGTTGTCGTCAAGGTACAAGACCCAGACTTCGCCATTGACTGCTGGACAGGCTTGATAACGGACGCCCTCAAAATTCCAAAGTATCGCAGTATCATTTCTGTAGAGAATGCTGCCATCTGATTGCTGGACCTGGCCTTCCCTTTCGGGGCTGATGTTGTAGTGGTCCAGGATATTGATGATGGTGTTAAACATTTGTCGTGCTCCTCAAAACGGCCCTATGGCCTTGCCTATGAATTGGTTTTCCATAGGCAAGGCCAGCAGAAACAACCTGCTGGCCTTGTTTTGTTCTTTCAAGTCGCCCAGGTTTTGCCCGGTCAAGGTTTCAGGAAAACGCGAATGCGCTGCTGAATTGCAAAACCTTTAAGACAACTTGGCGCTTTAACGTTGCGCTAACGGGATTATTAGCTTTGCCTGCTTGATTGCCCTGACCATGTTTTAATCGAATCGGGAATTATTACACATATGCTCTCAGTATTAGTTAGCATTGCTAGTGCTAAGCGAATCCTAGTCCTTTTAATTTCGACCTTGTTTTCGCCACTATACTATCTGAGTTTTTAACCTTCGATAGTTGGCTCCTTTTCCTGTTATGTTTTTCACCCAACGTCACATGATCATGCTTTCTGCCTATTTCAATTTTGACTAGGCAATACTCTACCCTGCCTGAAAAATGGCACATTTTTGAAATTGGCCTGATAGTGGAATTACAAAGCGATTGATTCCAGGTTGCCCTATGGCTCGCTTCCAGGTTGCCCTATGGCTCGCTTCCAGGTTGCCCTATGGCTCGCTTCCAGGTTGCCCTACGGCTCGCTTCCAGGTTGCCATATGGCTCGCTTCCAGGTTGCCCTATGGCTCGCTTCCAGGTTGCCCTATGGCTCGCTTCCAGGTTGCCCTATGGCTCGCTTCCAGGTTGCCCTATGGGTCGCTTCCAGGTTGCCATATGGCTCGCTTCCAGGTTGCCCTATGGCTCGCTTCCAGGTTGCCCTATGGGTCGCTTAGACCACTATCTAATTGCTGGTCTTAAAGCTGACTTGGGTTCGCTTAGTTCGCTTTGACTCTGCCAAAGTCTCATATAGTCGCCAGACCATAATCGAGATTGTTTAGCTGGATGTGGATTTCCACAGTCAGAATACAGAATCGCTGCGCTTTCACTACTGCAAGCGCTTTTCAGTTCATCTCCCGATGAACCTATTAAGACCAGATTGTAAAAGAGCGAAAAGGCGACTGCCTTTAGTATGGTCTATTGCCAGACCATACTAAAGGCCACTTGTTAGTGGCCTTGTCGGTTAAGCTGCCTTTGCGCCGAATTCCAATTGATCAAGGGCTTTCAACTGCGCTGAACTCAGCTTGATTCCAAGTTCGTTTGCCAGATCAACGAAGGCGTGAATCTTAGCGATTGTCGATTCTCCCTCGCGCCTAAGCTGGCGAGCGACCATTGCCTCATGCTCTGCCTTCTCAGTGGCCAGCCGGTGCGCGCGCGCTGTCTCTAGTCTGGCCACTTGGCTGGTTTCTTCAACCATATCATCAAACGTCGTGTTATCCAGATCAGCGCCAAGCATAGCGACGCCATCATTCCACGCCTCTTGAGTGATCTTGATCTGGGTCTTTTCTTCTTCTGCAGCAATCATTGCCGCAATTTCAGCGGCTTTCTTTTCCGCCTCAAGCTTTGCCAGCGCTTCCTTACGCGCCGCTTCAACAGTCGGGTCTTCGGATGTTTTCTTGGTGGCTGCCGGCGGCGCTAGCATTCCGCCAAGGACCGGAGATTTGCCAAACAACTCAACCAAGTTGAATTCGCTTACGGTGGCCACATTAAGGATATTGCCGCGCAGCGCCTCGCCGATTGAAACCGCTTCGCGCAAGATACCAAGGCGCTTGCCGATGGCGCCAGAAATAACACCAGCCTTTGTTTTCTTGTAGTCCGGCAAGCTTGCTGCGTACTTCTCGCAACGGTCAAGGCGGGAATGCTCGCCGAAAACCATTTTTGTCAATGCCAGTGAGAGTACTTTACAAGCCAGCGCATCATTTGTCGCACAACTCGATACACCCGCGAAGGCGTTAGAATCGTCGGCCCATAACTTACGGGCAAGTTCCTTGGCTTCGTCCCGACTGACTGTGCAAGGCAGCAAAAGACGCGAACCCAGTTGGAACTTCGGGGCGCTGGCGATGGAAGCAGCAGGTGTTTGAATGATATTAGACATTTTGATACCTCTTATAGTGGATTGACGATGCACAAATGCACATCAATCACGGCCAAACCGTGATTGATGCACACTCATCTTGGAGTCCAGTGCAGCATCATGCCGATTGCCTTGTATCCGGTCATAACGGCCATAACTACATCGTCGTCATTAGAGGCATACTCTGCAGCTTTCCAGAATGCGGCGAGTGCAGCTTGGCGACGTTTGTCGCGCTCTACCTGCCCAACGGCAGGATGAAATTGCAAACCCTCAAAATGAGAATCTGCAAGAGCTTGTAGTCTATCTCTCATTGTATTGCCCCTATGCGTCAAAGTGCCAATAGATGCGACGCGCCAGCCAGAGGATGATGATAAGACCTAAGACATTAAGCACGGTTTCCATGTTAGTCCCTTGTCGAAAAAGTAGAGTACAGAAAGCAAGCGATAAAACCTGCGAACCAGAGAATCATCGCAAATCCAATTACATCTAACATGAGCATTTCATACACTCCAGGTAGTGATTAAACGGGATACAACGCAACTATAAACCTTTAGTGTATGTAGTCAAATTGATTGTGTTTATACGGGCATTGACGTTGTTTATAACGAGGATGTGATCTAGGTCGTTGGCGCAGGTCGTTGGCGCAGGTCGTTGTCGTTGTCGTTGGCGCAGGTCGTTGTCGTTGTCGTTGTCGTTGGCGCAGGCCGTTGTCGTTGTCGTTGTCGTTGTCGTTGTCGTGATCGAGCGAACCGACATTGATCTGGCCGTCGCCCTGGCTTTCCTGCAGAATCAGGAAGACGTAGTAGCTTTTGTGCGGGTTCAAAAACGGGTCGAGTCGCCTATTCCCGCCCAAAAATTTTCAAAATTTTCAAACTTTCTATGGTATAGTCACATATCGTGAATAACCACAAGGACAATACCAATGTCATACACAATGCCAATAACGTGGTCAAGGTCGTTGTCCTCTTACTGAGTGTGGCCGAGGTCCTCGTCGTTGTCCTCTAACAGACTGTGGTCGTGGTCCAGGACCTCGCTAACTAACTGGCCCAGGACCGCGTCCCAACCAGATGCCGTAATCCCAGCATCGCCCCTCAGCCCTTACACCACAAGGACCATCATGCGAACCGCCATAACAATCACCCTGCCCACAGCAGCCAACGCCCTGCTAGGACACAATGCCTCAAATGCAGTTAGCAAGTTGATAACGGCCTGCGAAAGTCCGCAGGCCGTGATAGATCATCTTTCTACTCGACGCACAAGCTGCACCCTGAGCCCTGCAGCAGCACGCAGGCTAGCTGAACTGGAGCAGGAGATAGGAGAGCCTGCACCAACAATAGTTAGGGCCTTGGTGGATCTGGCTGTGGCACACTCAATGACAAATGGAGTACAATCTCTAGTATGAACACACCGTCCAATCCAATCACGCCTCCACCGACCACAGTACGTGAACTGATCAAATCAGTCAGCCCAATAGCAAGACACCTGAAGGTGTCGAAGTCAGCGGTGTACCGTTGGATAGGGGTTAACAGAGTGCCAGGAGAGCACCTGTTAAAACTGGCTGCACACTATAAGTATGATCCAACGGACTTGCTACACCTGACTGGGTCGGAAAAGACCAACAACACGAGGGTGGTGTTGAAGCCAAGGAGTGTTCTAGCCACGTTATTGGAAGTGTACAAGGGTGAAAAGACCCTGGAAGACGCCCTGACAGAGACCGGGCAGACTCGAATATCATTGACACTGATTCAGAAGTGTTGGGGGGACAGGCTACCGACCCTGTACACAACGCTGGAACAGTTGGACCAATCAAGAATAGGACTTGACGACGCCTGTAAGCGGCTCAATGTAACTAGGTGCACAATGCACGGGATACGCAGGAAGTACGGTTATCAGCCGGGGCCAGTAAAAGCTAAAGAGAAGCCTGAACGTAAGTCTAACAGAAAGGAGGCATGTAGAGTAGCCGCACTTGACTGTATATCTGGGCGCACAACTATAAGGCAGGCGGCTGAGCAAGTTTATGTGTGCGAAAGAACACTTATGCGTGCTATAGCTAGGCTTTCAGTGGTAGGTGTAAGCCAACTTAATCAGTTACTAGCTATAACTAGATCAGCATACGCTGCAGATATAGCGGAAAACGACGAGGATTATAGCCATTTAACAGCCCTAAAAAGCACTGAAAGCCACTGGTTGCTGTCAAAAATAAAGGGAAAACAGTGAAAACGTTCATTTTTGGGAAGACATTTACGGACGGTGAGCACTATAAACAACGTCAATTTATCACTCAAGCCGACGTAATAACTGGATTTGCACCCTTGAAAGAGCAGGCTGGATGCACTTTACATCTTGTAGGGCCGTACTATTTATCGAAGAATTGGCCTGAATTGGAGTTGTTTTTGATCCATAACAGGAAAAAACTGGGTATAAACGTGATAAATAGAGAGTGGGACTATGATTGACGAAGCAAAACTGGCGGCATTAAAGACTCAGCAGTCACGCACACATGTCCGTGGGCAGGTGCTTGCACCTGCCCACTTACCAGTGCCGACTCTGCGCGAACAACTGCAGTCTATGTCTGAAAAGGACCTGAGAACGTTACAGGACCTGCTTAACGAACTATTGCCAGAACAGTCAGTCAAAGAACTGAACCTTGAAGACGAGTTGTTGCAACAGTACACGAAGACAAAGCGGTTAATGGACGACGTAATGGATGATATTGACGTTGCCCCTAATCAAAAGGCACAGGTAGCTAACTCAGTTGTGGGCACACTTGGACAACTGGTTAAACTTCAAGAAGACCTGAAGTTGCAAGAAGCCATGAAATTGATGGAGGCAACGCTTATAGATGTTATAAAGACACTGCCGCAGGATGTGAAGGACGAGTTCTTCTCCGTGTACGAGGCGCAAGCCAAGAAAGCAGGACTTGCATGAGCATTCAAAAACAAGCATTTAGTGTGCACCTGCAAAGACTTAAAGCAGGAGCGTCACAAGCTACGGCCTTGAGTGAGACTTCAAGGTGGATTTCGGATAATACGTTTTCTGGAGGCAGACCTTATAGTTATAAGGGTAGAGAATTCCAGAAGAAGATACTTGATAGTTCGGCTAAAGAAACGGTTATCAGGAAGTGCAGCCAGATAGGCCTGACAGAAGTGTCGACTAGGCGAGCGTTAGCCCTGTGTGGGATGATCAAGAAGTTTACAACCATCTATACCCTGCCAACGGCCACATTGTCAGTTATTATTGCAAAGACGCGAATTAACCCGATCATTAAGGATTCGCCGTATCTAAGTTCGATAATGAACGGCTCTGACAACGTCGACGTTAAAGAGTTCGACAACAACTCATTCCTCTATTTGAGGGGTGCGGCGTCAAGCAATGCTCCTATCAGTATTCCAGCAGACTTTCTAGTGCACGATGAACTAGACTTCAGCGACGGCCTTGTCATCAGCCAATACCACTCACGTCTCACGGCTTCGCCATATAAGATGAAAATGAAGCTATCAACGCCCACGCTACCAGGTAAAGGCATTGACTACGAGTTTAGCCGTTCAAGACGCCACTTTAACTTTGTGAAGTGTGACCATTGCGGACACCAGTTCATACCCCATTACTATGACCACGTCAAAATCCCAGGCTTTACAGGGGACTTGATGGAGATAACGAAGAAGAATATCCACACTATCAACTATAATGACGCTTATGTGGAATGCCCAAGGTGCAGGAAAGCACCTGATCTGGGCATTAACCATAGAGAGTGGGTGTGTGAGAACCAGGAAGATAACCATGTAGCAGAAGGGTTCCAAGTGAGCCCGTTTGACGCGCCAACGATCATTACGCCTGGCTATCTAGTGGAATCGTCAACTGTCTATCAAAACGTGGCTGAATTCGTAAACTTTAACTTAGGCTTGCCGTTCTTCTCTAAAGAGAGCGTACTCTCACCAGACGAGATACGTGGGACTATAATCCCAAACAGACTTGATGGAGCCAGATACTGTGTCATGGGCGTCGACTTTGGCAAAACATGTCACGTAGTCGTAGCCAACTGCTCTTACGACGGCTCTATGCAGGTAGTGCACAGAGAGGCAGTACCACTTGCGAATTTGAAGATGCGCTACAAAGAGTTGCGGGTGCAATTTAGGGTGCGGACAACTGTAATGGACTCGCTACCCTACACAGATATGGTCATGGCCCTACAATCTCAAGACAGGAACTCATGGGCCTGCGTGTATACACAATCCAAAGGAACGACCCTGTACACGATTCATAAGAAAGAGGACGAGGACAATACCGGGGAACAGGAACAGAGGCAACTTAACGTGGCCAGAGACAGAACCTTTGACTCGCTCATGTCCTATATTCGCTCCGGTGACTTTTCAATATGGCAAGGAACCAGAGAACTGGATGAAGAGTTCATAACGCACTGCACGGACATGAGAAGGGTCAAGGACTGGAACATGAAAACGCAGACCATTGAGTTCAGGTGGCTGAAGTCTGAAGAGGGCAATGACCACTATTGGTTTGCGCTTAGTTTTGCATACCTCGCAAAGTTCATTATAGGCCAAACAACTGGGGAAGGTGGCGGAACCCTGACTATGTTGAGTTCTTTTAAAGTGACACAGCGCAAATCTCTAAGCAGTGTAGCATGACACGTACTGGGTGCTGTGTAGTTGGCATTTTAATAGCCCATGCCTATTGTTTGAGCACCACCTGATAGCGTACAATTCGTGCATGAAGTCAATTCGATCTCTGATACACTTTCTGCTACTGATAGGGTGTTTTGCTGCCTTTTCAATTGCGAGTACGGCTGGGGCAGTTCTAGCGTGGTTAGCGATTCTCGCTAGAAAAGTCCACCCTCAAGCGACAGTTGGTAACTGTTGGACACACGCACTGCCAAATTGGTGGGTGTACGGCGGGTATCTGGCCATGAGATCGGCAGACGGTCAGAAGTTCTTGGGCATCTTTCCGGTCATGCACGTTATTTGGGTAAAGTCCCTGCCAAGGGAAAACAGGCCTTGAGCAGTACGTGCCAATTAAACGTCATACCAGTGCTATCTTGCCGTGGTACACAGTTGCGTATAGGGGCGTTGTGCGTAAAGTAGAAGCTCCGCACAATGCTAGATTAGAAGGATAAGTATGTTCGATGACATCAACGGTGTCGTAGAGTTCTTTAGTGCGACCCAACTCCCCGCTGTAGCCCCGCCCAAGGTAAGGCCTGGGTCCTTGACGTATCCAAGCTACTTGAGGACTACGACGCCGTCGACCAGCGTGTTGCCTCAAACAGATAGGCGATTGGCGAGCACGGACACAACGACTCTGCGATATGGTAATAGCACTAACGAAATCATTCGCAGTTTTGTGGCGTCGTCACCGGACTTGTCCGCCGCAGTATGGGCATACGCCCGCCTTGGCATTCCACAAAAGTGGACCGCAGTCGCAAAGAACCCAGACAACACGTTCAACAGAGAAGCCACCCTGCTTGTACAGCAACTGGCCACTCGCTTCGACCTACTCCCTGACTATGTCACGGACGGCTTCACTGGCCCACAATCCATCAGGGCCACGTCGGAGTCGTTGGCACGGGAGATTATGCAGTACGGGAGTTGCGCCGGAGAAGTGGTCCTCGGCAAAGACAGGCTTCCGAAGCGGATTCAGCCCATCAGCACGACACAGATCAAGTTTGTTGCCGACCCTGACAAAACCCTGATTCCGTACCAATATGTGGGCAGTGAGAAAATCAATCTCGATTACCCAACCTTTATCTATGTGTCATTGGACCAGGACCTGCTTGAGCCCTACTCATCGAGCCCTATCGAGAGCGCGATAAAGCCAGTGATCTACTCGGAGCAGTTCTCTAACGACATCACAAGGATCGTGGGCAAGGTCATTCACCCGCGGCAAAAGGTGAGGATCAATGAAGAGAGGGTTAGGAAGTTCCTCAGCCCTGAAGCACAAGTTGACAACGACAAAGCCAACGCAGAACTGAACGTGATCACGTCCAGTATTGAGCAGAAGATTAACTCTCTGGCCCCTGAAGATGCCCTGGTTTATCTCGATTCACTGGAATTTGAAGTAGAGAATGCCAGCAACGCAGGCCTGTCCGCTGAATACGAAGTGCTACAGGACATGGCCAACGCCCGCCTAAGCACTGGCAGCAAGACCAACGGCACGGTATTGGGCTTTGCCAGCGGAAGCAGCAACATCGCGTCCAGCGAGATTATGCTGTTCATGAAGAGTTGCACAGGAGCGGTCAAAGCCCCGGTCGAGGAGTTCTGGAGTCGTGCATTCACCCTGTCGGCCCGCCTGTTTGGCTTTGACGTGGTCGTTGAGTTCAAGTTTGCCTCAATCGACTTGAGGCCCGACAACGAACTGTTGGCCTTCAAACAGACAGAGCAAATGATCGTGCTGGAACAGTTGAGTTTGGGCATGATCTCAGACGATGAAGCGTGCCTGCAATTGACAGGTAAGCTGGCACCACCAGGCATGAAGCCTCTGTCAGGCACAATGTTCAAGAGTGCAACGGCTGCGCCAGCAGTTGCAGAGCCTAGCAACAGCGGGTCTACATTGAACCAGAACCTGAAACCGACGACGCCGACGACTGGCAGGGGGCAGAACAAGAAGGCTGAAGCGGGTGACCTTCTATAGCCTACGCAATGTTTTCACAGCTTGTTTATAGTTTCGCGCTATAATGAGAACTGTGAAAAGTTGCCAGAAATGGCAGCAGCATAAGAATTTGGAGATGGCATGGTTCAGCCCACAGACCGCAGGCGTGACGACCAGCACTTGACGGTGTTGAACACGATTCTGCAGCAACTCGGGGAAATGCACAACAAAGTTGAACGCATGTCAGAACTGGAACCGGCCCTCAAAAACCACATCGAGGAAGAGGAAAAGTTCCAACAAGAGTTGAGGACCATGGCCCTTGAGGCCTTCCCTGGCGGAGACATGGTCCTGCACAGAATGGAGCACGAGGCTGCAAGAGAGCGAGCCAAGTTGTGTAAGGCGTTTTGGCAGAGTTTGTTGGCTAAGCTAGGTGAGAAATCAATATTCGCCATATTAGCTGTAGCGGGCCTTATTATCATGTACTGGTGGAACGGACACATCCCCAGCAGTGGTGCGCTTATTAAATAGATGGATACGAAGCCTTCTACGTTTGACGAAGAAGCGTACAAGAAGGGCCTGCTCGGCCCAGTGATCAGGTTTGGAAAAACAGTCAGCAGCCAATACAAGGGCTGGACTCAGAAGCAGTACCAAAAAGAGACGCCGGATGACGGCCTTAATTTAAAGACAAGTTAGGAGATTCACAATGGCTACAGGCGACATCAAATGGTTTCCGGCGGCACTGCTGGACCTTGGCAATAAAATCCACAATCTGAGTTCCGACACGCTGAACCTTGGTATTGTGACTACAGCGACAGTACCGGCACTGAGCACCGCTGCTCCGCACTGGGGTGGTACGGGCACTACCAACTTTGCAACTAACCAAGTTGGCACTGGTGGCGGATACACAGGCCCAATCACACTTGCGTCAGTCACGTGGACTAATGTGTCTAATGTGCCGACTCTGCGAGCAACTGACGTAGTCATTCCACAGAACGGTAGCGGCTTCAGTAACGGGGCCTACGGCATCATCTACAACAACACTGATGCCAATAAGCGTGCTTTGGGTTGGATTGAACTGAGTTCTGGAGGTACGGCCAGTATTGTCTCAGGCAGCCTCACTATCGACTTCCAGGGTGGCGGAACTGATATTCTGAAGATCACGCAAAGTTAAGGAGCACACCATGGGCCTCAATACCGAACAACTGCAAGCGCTCAAAACCGTCGCGCTTGCAGATCAGATCGCCGCCGACTTTATTGCCAGTGCGCAAGATCAGGAGTTGGCGAACTGGTTCAACTTCAATGCTGGCACGTTCTACGCATGGCGGTCGAGCCTTCGCCCAGATCAAAGCCGGAATGCGGTGATGGTGGGAGCAACGCAGCTCGATGCTCTGACAGCCGGCAAGCGTGATTCGCTGTTCTGGATTTTGTCCGAGGTAATCGACTGCCGCGACGCCAATGTACGGGCCGCGCTTGACGATCTGTGCGGCACGCAGAATACACTGAAGAACGCCATCATCGCCGCCACAAAGCGCACCTGCACGCGCGCAGAGCAGGCGTTGAAGATCGCCGGCACGGGTACGTCGGCAGCACCGGCTACGCTTGGCTACGAGGGCTTCCTGTCGGCTGGCGACGCATCAGGAGTGAGGGTAGCATGACCTATTTGCGAGACCTCCAGGCAGAGATTCTGTCTGGTCCGCGTGCTGCCGATTGTGCGCAGTACGTCAATGACGGAACCGACCAATCACGCAAACATACGGCCCGAGAGGACGATGCGGCTATTGCAGCGATTCTCAGCGAAGGGCGGACAAAGGTCGTCTCGAAGTTGATCGGTGACAGCGACGTAGCGGTGGCTCTCGGCATTCCAGCCGGCCCACTATTCCTGTACCGCCTGGAATCGCTGGCCACAACGCCACCGTCGTCAGAAGCGACCGAACAACAGGTGGTCGCGCACGCTGTTGCGCGGCAGGCGTGGCGCTCGCTCGAAAGGGGCCTATTCAACATGGGAGATTCGTCTGTACGGGCGGCAATCGACGCTTTTGTCGGAACGCTCCTGACTGCTGAAGAAGCTGTCGCCGTGAAGGCAATGGCGGAAGTTTCGGCGCCGATAAGTGCCGCCGATGTCAGCAACGCAATGCGTGGCCCTTGGGGAGATGAATAATGGCATCATCAATCAATGAACAGCAGGTGCTCTGGTCATCTGCATCAAGCATTTCTCTCAACTCTGCGTCTCGATTCGATAGCGATGCCATCTCGCTTAACATCGAGGATTGGGATGGAGCGCTGCAGGTGTCTGCCGACAACTCTGGTACTCCGGCGTCTGGCGATACCGTCGATGTTTATGTGAAATGGACGACTGGTGATGTGCTTGGCGACTCGTCGGACGACTACGATACGGATGAACACGCCGAATTTGTCTGCCGGCTCGACACGTTTTCAACCAACACTCCGGGCGAAGACCCGGCGCGCAAGACAGTGACCATCGACGTTAGTGGTAAAAAGGGCCTGAAGATCTGTGCGGTCGCAGCACAGGGTGCTTCTCGCGCAATTACCCTCCGCGCACGCCTTGTTACACATCGCCCACAGTAAGTCGCAATGATCATCGTTCCGAAACGAGAGATATGGACTAGGCAGCCCCAAATCGGGCTTGATGAAAGTGATCTAGCTCCAGGCCGTATCTGGGCGTGTGTATCTGTTGGTGCATATCAAAAAGCGTTTGGAACAGCAAAGCCCGTTGAAACTCAAGTAGGATCAGGCGCTGCTGCCGGTATTGGTCAAGGAGGGAAGTGCCTTAACATTTCTACCGTTGGCGATTATTTGTCATACGGCGCAAATGACGGAATGCAGCTTTCGGCGTCGTCAGGCATTATTGTATTTGACGCTCCAGCAGGAGCCTTTACCTTATTCACGACTAGCTATAGCGCCAATGGTGGAGATGGAAAAGGATTTTGCATACTCATAACGTCTGCCGGGCACGTAGAGGTAACAAAGCAAGATCACGCATACATCATTAATGTTAATAATCTTTTCACGGCAGATAAGCTACACAAACTTGCTTGGAGTTACAACAATGTAACAGGTAGCGCTAGGTTGGCTTTTGATGGAAATTTATATAAAGCAACGAGTGCTCAAACACTGACTCACAGCACCGTTGCGAGAGGCAGATATTATGACTCTAGTACGGCAATTGCTAACCAGCATAAACAATACCTGTTCGCATTATCTCCAGACACATCAATATCAGACGCGGAACTCGTTAGAAACTCAATAAACCCGTGGGAAATTTTCAAAAAGCGCAGTCGCAAGATATTTTTGTCGGGTGTTGGTGGAGGTGGGGCTACTACAGTTACGGGCATAACTGGAAATGCAGTAGCAGAAGGCGTAGCAGCTAAAACAAACCTGTCAGTGGTAACTACTCCGGCCAATGCAGTAGCAGAAGGCGTAGCAGCTAAAACAAACCTGTCAGTGGCAACTACTCTGGCCAATGCAGTGGCAGAGGGCTTAGCAGCTAGAACAAACCTATCACTGGTAACTACTCCGGCTAATGCGGTAGCTTCTGGAGTTACCGCACAATCAGCAGCGGATATAGTGGTGCAAGCCACTGTGGCCAATGCAGTAGCAGAAGGCGCAGCAGCTAGGACAAACCTGTCACTGGCAACTACTCCGGCCAATGCAGTGGCAGACGGAGTAGCAGCGAGAACAAACAGAACACTTATAACTACTGCAGCTAATGCAGTAGCAGAAGGGGTCGCAGCTAAAACAAACTTTGCCCTGGTAACTACTCCGGCTAATGCAGTAGCTGCTGGAGTTCAGGCATCACTTGACGGTTCGGCCAGAGTAACTACAACACCTGCCGATGCAGTGGGTGCTGGCACAACTGCCAACGTATCACTGACGCTAATTACTAGCACAGGTTCAGCAATTGCAGAAGGCGTTACTGCTTCACTTAACACTGCTATTACGGTAACATGCACGCCTGCTGATGCAGTGGCTTCAGGCACTACAGCGCAAGTAAATCAGGCCATAAATTGTGCAGCAGCGTCTGCAGCAGCAGAAGGTGTAACGGCCTCTTTGGTGGTTGGCGGCATTGATATTACGATCACTGCCACTGCCGGAGACGCTGTAGCGGAGGGCGTAGCAGCCGATGTAGTCACGATGGTGACGCTGGTTACCACGCCAGCAAATGCAGTCGCTGATGGTGTCTCGTCAAGTGTGTCTGGCCCAAGCTATGTCACATGTTCTGTGGCCAACGGTGTAGCTTCAGGCACTATGTGCCTCATCACTGTAAATGTGCCATTCGAGGCAGAAGTAGTGAACTTGAGGTCAGCTTTAACAAAACGTGTCAGCCTGCGGTCTGCGCTATAGGATAACAAATGACTACTGTATATACCGGAGACGTGGGCACTGAGATAATCCTTGACTGTATAGAGGATATTACTGCGTCTACTGTACGGACCATCAAAGTTCGCAAGTCCAATGGCGTTAAAACTACATGGACAGCGGCACTCGAAGGAACGACGCAGATTAAGTACGTCATCCTGGCAGGAGACCTTGACGTTGTAGGTGACTGGACTCTACAGGCATACATAGAAATGACTGGTTGGAAAGGCAGTGGCGAACTCGTCACACTCAGGGTTAACAGGCCCATATAATTGGAGAAACACTATGAGCGTTAGAGAAGAAAGAGTGTGGGCGGGGTCAGAAGCTGGCCTACAGGCTGCCTTAGATGCCGAGGTTAAGATTTCTGCTGGAGAGTGGGAGCCTGTAGAAGATGAGTGCCCTAGACTCCTCAGTGTGTCTGATGGCCTTGCCACAATCACTATCAAAGGTCCACTAGTAAACAGCGACAGCCCCTACCAGAGGTACTGCGGTGTAACCGGCTACCCGGAGATTAGGGAAGCCTTGATTGCTGCCGTGAATGATGAGACAGTCAAGCAGATTCTACTGGACATTGACTCTGGTGGCGGTGCTGTCTCTGGCTGTGACGACACTGGTAACCTGATTCGTCAAGTGCACAAGGTGAAGCCTGTCACTGCTTACGGTGAAACAATGGCCAGTGCCGCGTACTGGCTTGGCTGCTCAGCAGGTAAGGTCTACTCTGGCAAGGCATCTTTGGTTGGCTCTATTGGTGTCAAAGCCACGTTCCGTGAATACTCCAAGGCCAATGAGATGGAGGGCATCACAGTTACTGTCATCAGGGCTGGCAAGTACAAGGCGTTGGCAGATAGCAACGAGCCTTTGTCCAAAGAGGCTGAGGCCCAGATTAAGGCCATGGTTGATGCCAGCTACGGAGTCTTCATTGATCACGTTGTTGAAATGCGTGGTCGTACCTATGAATACACTGACAAGACTATGGCTGACGGTCAGGAGTTCATTGGACAGGCTGCTGTTGATGTCGGTCTAGTTGACGGCATCGCAACTTACGACGCAGTCGTTGGTGGTCTAAAGAAAAATATTCTTGCATCATTGACAAAAACTAAGGATAATGTCAGCCATAATAAGTTTTCGCTATCGGGCTCTGTGTCCGACCACTCTGGAGAAGTAACCATGGCCAAAAAAGCCCTGACAGAAGCTGACATCGCCGCTTTGGCTGCTGGTGTTCAACTCGATGTCAAACCCGTAGAGATCGAAGGAGCCGTAGATGGCTTGCAAAACGAAGCGCCCGCCGAAGAAAAGGTAGAAGCGACTGTTGCCGCTGTTCCTGAGCAGAAGACTGAAGAAATCCCTAATCAGGCACTGCAGTTCATGCAAGCCCAAATCGCGGCCAAAGACGAAGCCATCCTCGCAGCCGGCATCAAGATCGCCAAACTCGAAGACAAGCTGGCAGGTTTTGAAGCCACGCACAAGCCACTGCTTGAGATTGCCAGCAAGAGCGTTCGCAATATGACCGTCGCCATGAACGGCGTGTCGTTGGTTTCGGAAGACATGGACGCAACACAAGTTCTGGCAGAGCATGTTCGTGTATCAGAGTTGTTCCAGAAGCAGTTCCCAATTGGTGGCGTCGCAGCTATCTCAAGCAACGACGCATCCGTCAAGACGCAAGTTGATCCGCGTCACCTCGCCCGCGTGAATGCGGCTCGTTTTCAAAAGTAAGGATATAAAATGGCTAAGTTTAAGATGTTGGAAATGGTTGAAAGCGAGCCCATTACTGCCCGCTTGGGAGTTGGCTCGGTATCCACCACGCCTGCAAACGCCTACACCGATAAAGAAATCGGCAAGTTCGTTAAGCGTTCTGGCGACAGTGCTTTCGTGCTGTGCGCGGCTGGTGATGCGATTGAAGGTATTATCGTTGCCGTTGAGACTTACACGGCTGACGACTTCTCTATCGGCAGCATCCAGCTTGAAGACCGTAAGCGTGTTACGCTTGACGGCCTCCAAGCAACACCGGGCACTGGCGTTGTAGCAGTCGGTGACTACGTTGTTTGTGGTACTGTTGTTGCACTTGGCACGGCTCTTTCTGGTCCTCCCAAAGTCTGCACGGCGACCAATCAGCCTGGCGTGACCACTATCACTACCGCTGATAACACTAAGACCAACATCGACATCGCAATTGCCAAGCTGGTTGAAGCTACTCGTAACGGCATTAACGCATGGCGCGTTGTTTCCGAAGAAGGCACTACGGCTGTCGGCCAGTATGCCACAATTGAACGTGTCAACGGTTAAGGAGAACTAGACATGGCTGCTTTTATCGACGCACAAGGTGCGACCCAGCAATTTGAAATGAATCTCGATGTAATTCGGGACGCCGCCTCTGCCTCGTTGTCCGTTCGTGACTACGTCAATGGGCTGCTGACTACTGATGTCAAGGCTTACGGCGACCCCTTCTCTCAGCTTTGCGAGAGCGAAGGCATCGTTCTGGTCCCCAGCAAGAAGTATGGCATCCGTTCCCCAACTCTGGGGTCAGTTGTTGACGGTGGTAGTTCGGGCCGTCCGCTGCTTGAGGCTGGCGCTGTTGTCAAACAGCCGACCAACCAAGCTCGCGTTCTTCTGATGCCGGCTATCGGTGCCCTAATCGAAGACAAACTTGTCTCCGACATGGACATGAACGCCAACGCTTTTGATGCAATGATCGCGCAAGACGACACGATTGCTGACGAGTGGATGCTCTGGCCGGAAATCAACTTTGCTGGCCCTGAAGCTGGTCGTTCGCAGGTTATCTCGCAATTGGCTAAGCCTGCATCGTTCCTGTCGGTCACGACTGCTGAGAAGTCGGTTCGTATCCCGACCTTCTCGCTGGGCATCGAGTGGAGCCAACAGGTCACCAAGTATGTCAACCTTGACCTGATCGCTCTCGCTATCAGCCGTCAAGTGTCCAACGAGCGCAATGCTCGTGCCAACGAGAACCTGCTAGCGCTGGTTGCTGGTGATCCTGACATGGGCCAGGCATCGCTGTCGTCCCTTGGTAAGGTCGTCGCCGCCTCTACTTACGATGCTCTGGCTACATCGGGCATCACGCAACTGGCTTGGATGTCCTACCTGTACAACAACAGCAAGAAGCGCCGGATTACCCATCTGGTCTGCAACATTGCTGGTGCGATGGCAATCGAAAATCGGACGAATCGCCCGAACGTGTCTCAAGACAATCCTGGCAGCAAGCGGATTGACTCGACCGTTTATGTGTCGAATCCGACGTGGGCACCCGACCTGCCGATCTTCATTGTCGATTCCAGCGTTGGTTGGACCGACAAGCTGATTCTTGGTATTGACTCTCGTTACGCCATCCATCGCGTTACGAGCACCAACGCCAGCTATCAGGCTCAAGAAGACTTCGTGCTCCGTCGTGGTTCAGCGATGCGGTACGATTTCGGACAGATCACGCGCCGCCTGTTCCTGGATGCGTTCGATGTCCTGACCTACGCCTAATCAGGCTGAAGCAAACATCCCCGGCCAACGCCGGGGATTTTTCTTTTCAGATCACAGCCCTATGGTAAAATGGCAGCAAGGAGCCACCTATGCTGACTGACTACACGACCTACAATGACCTTCGCGCAGCCCTAGGAGTCAGCAGCACCGATCTCCCTGACGAAGTTCTCTCCCTCAACCTGTACGAGTTGATGCTCAAGCAGGAGTTCGACGCAATCGACCTGACCCTTGAGAGCACATACATTACGACGGAAGAATTGACAGCGCCGACTGCCGCGGAGATGCGCTTTCTGTCGGCCACTGACCTGTTCGCAACCTACGCAGTGGCCAAGCACTTGACAGCCTCGCTCCCAATGTTCTCCTTCAGGCAAATGACAGACGGCAAGGCCCAGGGCACGCGCTTTGACAATCCGTACAAAGACACTATTGCCTATGTCATGAGCCAGTACGATACAGCCAAGACGAAACTGGTTGAGGCATTCGCCGCTGTTGGGACTGTGACCACCACTACTGTGGCTAAGTCGTACTTTGCTGTCATATCACCATCTACTGATCCAGTAACGGGTACAGTATGAACCTTGAAAAAGTAGCTCGTCGGTTCGACACAACTATCGCCACAGACGCCTATAGTACTGCCACATTTCTGTGCCAGTTCGAGGTACTGTCTTATAGCAAGATCGACGGCGTAGCTGTTAAGAAGCGTACCATCTCAACTGCTGAGAATATAACAGTACCAGCACGGAGAGTAGTTGACATAGGTGGCCAGAAGTATCTGCTTGGCACTCCAGCCCCAGACTATTGGGACAATGGCACAATACGGCTCAACTTCGTTATTCAGGGCGCGGACGGACTAGCTGACCTGACTACAATTGCCGCTGAACTTGCTGGCACTCCACCAGCTACAGCTTATGCCGCGCTGGCTTTCGCAAAGTACCTGCCGGATGCAGAAGACTCAAGTCGTTATCCACCGCAGTATCAAGTGTTCTTATCGGGGACCGAATCAGCACCAGCCGACTCACTGGTTAAATTGAATTCTGTGTGGTATCTGATCAAAGAGTCTTACATCTCTACGTCTGGATTAAGGGTGTCACTGGCCAATGCGATTGATTCACCGAACTTTGAGACGGCCACATTTTCTTCACGTGTTTATAATCCTGTGACAGACACGCACACGACAACTAACACGACAATGAAGATATTCAGGGTCAAGTGGAGCGAGCACTTTCGTTACCTGTCAAAGGCGTCAGAGCAATACGAGCGAGGAGACCAGCAGGTATTTACGCTCAAGTCAGTTACACCTGACCCACCCGATAACTTCGTTTTGTCTGATGGGACGTGGAAAGTGGTGTCGTCTCAGGACGAGGGTTTGACATGGAGTTGTCATGTTCGTCGGGCTTGATAGTTTTCACGCTGATGTCAAGGCGTGGGTCAACTCAGTTGAGAAAGCTGCACAAGAGGCTGCAGCCGGCCTCGGACAAATAGCCCTGACCTATATCCTTGAGGAGGGGCCACAGTATTCTGGCGACTTTGTAGCTGGCTGGGAAGTGGGCTTCAACGTGCCAGTAAATATCTGGAGACCCCCTCAGTCTGGTGGGGCGGCGCTGATCAAAAAAGGCCTGGCCGACCCACTTGAGAAGGGCGACCCGTATGCCATTGACTATGCCCTGAACAAGGCCTACCCTCGCTTCGAGGCTGCGGCCAAGCAGCCTCTGGGCACGCCAATCTTCTTGTCCAACTCTGCTGTTCACGACGAACCTTATGCCTGGAAAATCGAACGCAACGAGATCAACTTTAGACCAGAAAACCCAGATGCTGGTAGGTTAGTTGGGAGGTCAGTGGACTACGTCGGCAGGCGCTTTGCAACCATTGGCAGATCGCAGTTAAGTGTTCTCAGGAGTCTCGGAGTATGACCACAGAAGTACAGGCAAGAGACGCTATCGTGGCCTATCTGCACCCAGCATGGACCACGGCCTACCCTACCATCAAGGTCTTCTACGAAACCGCGTCAGTTGATCTGGACGCTGTCGGAAGCACCTTCCTGAGAGTGAGCATTGACTTCACCGATAGTTTGAGACAGGGCGTTGACCTTGTTCCGATAACTGGAAGCTATGGAGAAGTGGTTCTGCAGATGTTCATGAAGGACGGCAGTGGCACACGTGACCCACTGGCCAGGATCAACTTTTTGCGAGAGTTGTTGAAGTATCAGCGGCTCTCCGGCGTCACACTGGATTGCCCTCGTCCAGGGCGTAAGCAATCACGGTCTGGCTGGACCAGTGTCGACCTGATTGTGCCATTCCAGTTCTGGCAGTAGTCAGTCTACACGCCAGTCAGACCCTGACAGCGTCAGTCGCTGTGGCTTCGTGATCGTCAACACAATGTGGTTCCAGTTGTTGACAGTTATCTTTCGGCTACCTGCCAACCAGTGATTTACTGACCTTACGCTCACAGGCAGCAACCCTGCCAGCTTCTTTGCGTTCAAGTGGTGCGCGTCCATCATGGACCGAAGCATCTCAGGTGTCATGTTCGACCTCCTCAACTTATTTTAGCACAGAGTTCCTAGTTCTGGAACGCTGTTCCCACGATTTCAACCTCACAGATACCATGAGGGTAGAATGCAGCTAGGCCCGATATGGATGTTGTGGCCACAAATCACTCTATAGGAATATGACATGGCCATTACACTATCGACTGGCGCAACCGTCGCCGTTGCCAAGACCTACAGCCCCGCTCTCAGCAGCGCGGGCACGACAACTACGGCTCTCTCGAATGCTTCTGAATGTGTGGTTACGGCCACGCACTCTTTGTCCGCTGGCGACTACGTCGTCATGGAATCTGGCTGGGGCCTGCTTGACCAGCGCGTTGCTCGCGTCAAGTCTGTCTCAACAACCGTTTCTTTCGTTCTTGAAGGTGTCGATACGACGGACACGACCAAATATCCGGCGCTTGGCGGCACGGGCACTTTCCGCAAGATTACGGCGTGGTCTGTTCTTAGTCAGATCCAAGCGGTTTCTGCCACTGGTGGCGCTCAGCAGTTTGCGGACATCACCTCGATTTCTGACACCACCATTCGTCAGATTCCGACCGTCAAAGATGCTATCAACATGACTATTGACGTGTACGATGACCCGGCTCTGGCATGGTACGCCGACGTTACTGCAGCCGACACGGCCCGCACTCCGTACGGCCTGCTCATGACCTTTACCAATGGCTCGCGGCTTGTCGCTAATGCGTACTGGAGCATCATGAAGGTCCCGATGATCGAGACCAACCAAGCCCTGAAGACTCAGATCAGCTTGAGCTATGCCGCTGAGCCACTTCGTTACGCTACGGCTGCCCCATAATACCATTAAGCCGGGTCTCCCGGTGCAATGAACCCATCGGCCACCAGTTTCTGGGCACGTTCCGCCTCACGTGCAGGCCGATGGTTAAACCCGAGGCGGACCTACACATGAGGCGAAACCATGTTTACACTGAACCCAAACCCTACATTCAAAGTTGACGTGACCATTCCCACCACTGATGGTGATGGCGTGATGGAGATCGAGTTCCGGCATAAGGGCCGCAAAGCCCTCAAGGCCTACTTCGACTCACTTGGCGAAGGCGACGACGCTCGCAAGGACACGGATGCACTGTCCGAGTTGATCGCTGGCTGGGGCAAGATTGACGCCGAGTATAGCGTAGAGGCTCTGGAAACTCTGCTCGACAACTACCCGACCGCGGCCAAGGCTATCTTCGAGGCATACAACAAGGGCTTGTTTGAGGGGCGGCAAAAAAACTCGTAGACCTGGCTGCCCGACTATATGACTCTGGGCCGTCAGAAGAGGAGTTAAGGGCCATCGGCCTGCTGCGGGAAGATGTGATGGACACGAGCGACTTTGGAGTGTGGCCAGAAAACTGGGTGCCCTTCAAAGTTTTCTCAGAAGTCTCCACACAGTGGCGCATGGGGCAGGGTGGGCCAATAGGCCTGGACTACGTGGCCGTGAAGTGGGTAATGAGCCTGATGAAGGTCAAGAACAAGTTTGAAGTGCTGCGTGCAATAAGGGCCATGGAGTCGTCAGCAATAACGCAAATGGCCAAGTCTTAGGGGGATAGAGATGAGCGAGACCGGGGGCACTAACGCAGCAGCAACACTATCCCTTCAGATTGAAACCGCCAGCGCACTTGCCAATATAAAGGCACTAAATGCCGAGTACATGTCGCTCCATGCGAACATGTCAAAGAAGCTGGACACTAATATTGGCCGTGACATCGGCCAGTCAGTAAAGGGGCTACAAGCAAGTTTAGCCTCCGTGTCTGGCGGTATAGCCTCAATAAACAAAGCACTTGACGACATAGTTTCCGCTGGTGGAAGAAGTTTTAATCCTCTTGCTAGTGGAGCCAAGGCTGCCGCAGCAGCCGTGTCGGCGTTATCAGTAGCTACAGCCGCCAACGCCTCTGCTGCGCAAGCAGGAAATAATGCCTCTACAGCCAAACTATTGAGAGAACGGGCAGAGGCAGCCACACTGGCAGCGGAAGCTGAGAAGAGGTTAGCTCAGGTAGCTGCGTCGAACACT